CCTTTGCGCCAGCGTGCTGTTTCCGGAATGTGGGGTGCTCTCCATCACGGAGAGAATTGGGTGGGCTGTGTTGGGCTTTATATGCCGCTCGCATGAAGCGGGCGGTGGAACCATTCAGACAGATCTGCATTGAAGCGCGAGAAGCTAAGCGCATGGAGCTGTGCACACATCAACGGCCATTTAAGCCGGATGTGCCATGTGGCTGGCGAAAAGATGCTGGCCGGTCTGGAACCATTGAGCGGTGGCGGAATAGACACTAATTGTGGTAAAGCTTGTGCGATTGCAAGCAATAGTAGACGCCGACAGTGAAGAAGGGTAACCGTCTGTGAAGAACAAAGCAACAGCGGCGAAGTCGTGGGCGTAGAGCTTTGGTGAGGCCCATATGTGAGGTGAAAATCCTCACCCGCTCAAATATGCCGCCCCGCAGTTGCAGGAGCCGGGGGCGTACCTAAATCTTTGAACAATGGACCGTGCCCTGATCCGCCGCTTAGATGTACTTGCCGAAAAACACAAAGAAATTACTTTACTTAGAACTGGCGAAGGAATGAGGGAATATACTTTCCCCAAGAAGTGGATTAAAGCCCGTGCGCCAAAGGAACTATCGGACGAACAGCGCGAAAACATGGCAAAGAGAGAGGGGTTTGGGTTTGCGAGGGAGGAATAATTTATGGGATTTATCTTGCCCAAAGACATAAGGAAACAACTTTCACATATCGGAGTACCGCATACATTTGGAGTCCAGATTGAAAATTGGGCATACGGAAAGAGATATAAGTCTGATGATGATGTAATTTATTGTCAAAACGGTGAGGTCGTTTCTGTTCGCAGAAAAGCAAAATGGATTTGGAGAAAAGATAACGGAGGTGACAACTCTGAGCAAGAATGATGCGACTATGGAGCAAGAAAAGACTATCGTAAAGGCAAGAGGGCGAGGAGGAAAAGAGAACTTTCCGAGTGTTATCTCTGGTGCCAAGGCAGAAGATATATCTCGCTGCATGGCTAACTGCATGATGTTTTATGATAGACCTCTTGTTAAATCGGATGATGAATGTCGCCAACGACTATACGACTTCTTTGATACCTGTCAGAAAACGGGGCAATTGCCTACCGTAGAGAAGATGGTCATGGCATTAGGGACTATCAAGCAGACGGTTTGGAACTGGGAAAATGGGATTGGGTGCAGCTCTGTACGAATGGACCTCATTAAAAAAGCCAAAGGATTTATTGCATCTTTTGAGTCAGAAATGGTCACAGAAGGCAAAATTAACCCCGTTGTTTACATTTTTAGAGCAAAGAACTATTTTGGTATGAAGGATCAGCAAGAGGTCGTCCTGACGCCAAATCAACCCCTCGGCGACTCTCCCGACCAAAAGCAGCTTGAAGAGCGGATCGCCGGGTCTGTGATAGAAGAATAGCCGACTATCAAACAGATTATGTCTCTGTATTAAGGACAATTCCGCAGGTTTGTTGTGCAATTCGACTATAAGGGTGTCGCTAAAATTCGGGGTAAACACTTTTTGAATGCAGCATATTGCACAAAAATGTTCCCGATATGAATACTTTCGATTATTTAAGACGGCCTTAGCGACTATACTTTGACCGCCGCGGCGGGGCATGGTATCGTTATAAAAGGAAGTGGAGGCCACCTGTCCAGTTGTCCCCGTTTCCGTTGCCTGTCTCGCTGTGCTACCAGCGGGGCGGGCCTTTTTCTTTGCTCTTTTCATTCGCTGCATCCTCCTTGCGCTTTCATCCAGTCTAAAAGTGTATCCACGGGGATGCGGACGCAGCCGCCAATTCTACATACCGGAAAGTCTGCCCGGTGCATCCAGCGGTAAAGCGTGGGGCGGGAAACATCCAGAAGCCGCGCTGCCGACGGTGCTTCCTGCACTTGAGTCAAAAAAATTCCTCTGGTTACTCATTAAGCAACCAGAGGACGCGGCTAAGAGGCTTCTATTGGCTTCCTGTTTTGTGTTTAAGAGCGCATAACAGAGTAGCGGAAAAAGGAAAGCCGTCCCTAAGATCTGGGGCGGCTTTCGTTCAAGATTTCATTGCACATTTGAAAATAACCAGTAGCGGAAGAGCTAAAACAAACAAAGCAACCATGTTAGGCTCACCTCCATTCTCCCGGCGGGCGGGTTAAACTGAAAGCCAGCTAATGCGGTATGGATCTTCATAGCGCCTGCAATCCAGCGCCCACAACTTTTCCTTGTCCAGTAGGTGGTTTGCCGTGATGTGGTAGGGCTTTCCGGTTTCCTCGTCCTTGTAATATAGCCTGTATTCGCTGGCGGCCTTGTTAAATACAATGCTTACAAGTTTCATTATGTGGCCTCCTACTCAATAAAGATTTGCGCTCTGCTTGCTATATTCGCGCCGTGCGGCCATGTATGCAGCCCGCTGTGCGTCGCTAAAATTGCAGGCCGTGAAAAGTTCTTCAATGTCCTCATAATTGCGGACGCTGGAACAGTCACCAAAAGCGGAACACACGTCAAGATCGGCTTGCCAGTTTATGCCGTATTCGTGATTAAACATCTCGCGGAGAAATGCGCCTTTCCAGTATTCCGCATTATCCTTTTGGAGTTCGGCCTTTTCGAGCGTGGAAAGAAGATTTTCTCCGTGTTTCACAAAATCAGCGTCTTTTTTATCGTAGAATGCCATAAATGCAGGGCTGAAAATCATGTTTTCGGTTTTCTTTCTCAACTTTTCCCGTTCCTTATCAGGGCCGCAGAAGAACATGGAAATATGATCCCGGCGCAGGCCGTAATAGTTGCGGATATAGTATTCTTTCGCTTGCTTGTCCTGGTAGTTGGTCACTGTTTCCATTTCGTCAGCGGTAAACAGCTTTTTATTTAAGCTGTCAAGGTAAAATTCCCGCAGTTCGTCGCGGCTCTTGCCTGCGTGGTGCAGCTCGTAGTCGTCAGCGAATTTGATGTGGTGACCATCAGCGAATACAAGCACGGAATAACCAAAGTAGCCGCCAAAGTCCACAAAATAGACTTGATGGCCCTTAATGGTTGCGGCCTCTGTCGCCATTGCTGCGGCTTGCGCTTCCGTCATTGCTTCAATATCGCGGATCGTGTATTCTTTCGTTGCAGTGTTTTTCATTTCTGTTTTCCTCCTTGCAATGGAGGGCGGCCCCTGCTATAATGGGGGTGCCCCTGGTGGTTGGTTGGTCCTCTGCTGGTGGCCCCGCTCCATAACGTGTTTGCGGCACGGGAGCGGGTTTTTTATTTGTCCTTTGCTATGTCAGCCCGGATTAACTGCTTAATGTATCCGGCCTTATTGGGTACGCTGTCGAGTTTTTGGATGATGTCTTGCTCGGTGTTCTTCATCAGTCTAATCGCTATACTGACGGTGTGCGCCTTGTGGTAGCGGTCTTGTGGAGTTTCTTTCTTCTCGCTTGACATCTTCGGCCCCCTTCGCTATAATGTAGGGCAAGAGGGGCGCTCTCCCTGGTGTCAGCAGGAAGGCGGCCAACTTAACAAGTTTAGAGCTTGAAATTGCCGCTTCTTGCTGGGGTCAAGGGGCGGTTATTTCTTTATCTGGTTGCCCAGGGAAATAGCCGCAATCACGAGCATAAGTAGTGCGATGGTTTCAGTTAGGCTCATGGGCTTCCCTCCTTTCGGAGTTGGCCCCGCCCCTCTTGCTTGTCTATACTATATCATAGGTATTGCACTATGTCAAGAGGTTTTCCAAAGTTTTTTTATTTTGCCTCGGTCTATATGGCCGGGGCTTTTTGTTTACCTCCTGCCCGGTAGATTCAGCGCGGTTTCCCTTGCTGTGATTATATGATAGCATATTTACAAATACTTGTCAATATGTATTCGTAATTTCTTGATAAAATAATTTTGATTATTCGTAATTTGTGCGGCACGCTGTGCCGGTGGGCGGGATTAGATAGGCGATATACAAGGCACCAGAGGGGGGTTTTGAATAATATAGATATAATAGGTGAGGCATTTTTCGCCAGAAACAAGAAAAAAGAGGAAAAATAGTATTGACACGTTTTCGTAATTACGGTATAATCAATTCGTAATCGGGGGGAGGCGAAGATATGATTAAAAATGTAGTTGCGTATTGCCGAGTATCCACCGAAAATCAGGTCGGAGAGGACAAATTTGGTATTGAGGCGCAGAAGAATGAGATCACATCTTTTTGTGAAAAGAACGGATATAATATTGCTGAGTGGTATATTGAGGAAGCGGTTAGCGGACACGAGGATGCAGAGCACAGACCGGAGCTAGCAAAAATCCTGAATGGAGATATTACGAACCCTCCGATCCAAGCTATGGTAGTTGCAAAAAACGACAGATTGTCGAGAAATGTAGAAAACTATTTTGCGTATAAGTATTTGCTGAAACGGAGGAACATCGAAGTTATAAGCGTTCAAGAAGATTTTGGCTCTGCTGGAATGTTTAAGCCGATGCTGGAGGCCATGTCTGCTGCGTTTGCGGAAATTGAGCGTGCGTTTATCAATATGCGTATGACTGATGGACGCATCGCAAAGGCAGGTAAGGGTGGGTACTCTGGCGGGAAAGCGCCATATGGGTATAAGTCGAAAAAAGGTAGCAAGCAGTTGATGCTGTGCGAAGAAGAAGTCCCGCTTGTCCGGCGGATTTTTGAGTTGAGCGGGAAAGGCTATACCCTAAAAGGAATTTGTGAAGCGCTGAAAACGGATGGGTACAAAACCCGTAAAGGCGGAGATTTTCAGATTTCTACCGTGCAATACATTTTAAAAAATAGAAAAACCTATGAGGGTTATTACAAATACGGTAAAGACGGCGAATGGGTCAAGGGTGTACATGAACCAATCTTGAAGGAAATAGATTGACGTTTTCTGAGATTGCAAGGGTTCGAAAAATTCCGCACAAAACAAAAAGCCACCCCTTTCGGAGTGGCGTGATTGAGAAATTATTTTAGGAGTTCCTGTTCGATGTGGAGAACGTCTGGGAAGATCAGCTTAATTCCCTTGCGCTGCAAGGCGAGAACTTTCTTGGCTTTCTGAACAAGGATCTGCTCAAACGCTCCGTTCAGCCGAACGGGCGTGGAAGATGCAGAATCTATGTACTCGTTCTGAATGTACTTTGGAGAAACCGGGCACATATTTTGTATAAGGAACGCCTTTTCGTAACCAAGTACGTCCCCAAAAAGGATCGTATCGCATTGACCGTGCTTCTGAATTTTATTCTGATATATTTGATGGAATTTTGCCGTTCTTGATGAAAAAGGTATCATCCAATAAAGGCCGGTCTTTTCGTCTTCGAAAGCGTAAAAACACGGGCGGTTATGTGGAACACCGTTGACCATTTCATAATTTTGCATGAGATACTTGTCCGGGAAATCAATAAAGTATTTGTCACTTAAAAAGTAGAAATGCCCTACATCCATTTCTCTATCTCTCCTTGGAATAGGAAACGGCTCTACCCCGAAGAATAGAGCCGTTCCAAGCATTTGAACTCGGCCATATTTTAGTTGCTTGCCGAGTAGCAACAGGAATTTGAACTCGACCTTTTATTAGCCGCATATCGAGTAGCGGCAAACATTTGAGATAGTTTCCTATCTGTCTATAGTATATGCGAGAAATCGGAAAAAGTCAACACAAGTAAGCAGATTTTTTCTGGTTGACAAACCAATGAAAAAGAACATATAATCAGACACAGGATGGTATTTGAGGTCGGAAATGGCTCCCGACACTCCCTTGTATGAGGACGG